ACGGGACGGGAAGCCGTTTTTCCCGACTGTGGCCGAGTTCATTGACGCGATAGAGGCCGGCTTGCGCGAGTGGCGCGGTTAAATAACGGTCATGCCATCCAGTATGGCACCGGCCAGCACACGGGCCATGGCGGCGCGGTGAACTCCGGCACAGGGCCAATGTTGGTCGCCAGCCACAGCTTGACCGGCTCTAAAAACCGAATTGACATCAAGGGTCGAACCACGACTCCTGAGAATTTCCATCGCCCCAGCGACAAAGTCGTCAATCTCACGAGCCAGAGTGGCCAATTCCACAAGCACACTAGGTGGAGTGCGATTCCTGCCGTTTGACCATGCCTTAACCGTGTCGAGACTGACGCCGAGGTAGTCGGCGGCCTCCCGGTGAGAGAGGCCGCACAACTGGCATAGAAGCGAAAGGGGCGTGGTCATATCTGCTGCCGCCACAGATTCAAGGCATCCTCAAATGGCAATGCGTTGAGGATAGCGCCTCCCGGCATCTGCTTTTCAATGGCGGCGCGGATGCGCTCCGCGTCGGCCTCAGTCCACGGAACGTTCATCGAATAGGTCTCGCCAGCGGGCATCCGCACGACGGTCTTCCTCAACGCCTTTTTGAGGTCCCGACGGTCAAGAAAATCAGCAACTTTCTGGTGACACCACATTTCAAGCGTGGTGCCGTATTCCGCGCCGTCGATGGGCGAAATATTCACCGGGAGGTTGGCGCGGCACCACAAGTCGATTTCTTGGTAGACGCTGACGGGGAAGTCGGTGTTATCAGCTCCGCCGTGGCCCCGATTGGAAACCCGACCTACCTTCTTTCCGTCGCGATACAGGATGGCCTCGTAGCAGTAGGTTTCCTCCGACATGGATGCGTAATGTTTGATTCCTTTGAGTTCAATGTTCATGTCATTCCCCTTGTGTTTCGTGCAACCTGATTAGGAATATATACACCGGCGGGGTATTGTGCAAGGGGTTTCTGGGATATTTTTTTCCGGCCCGCAACGTGTGGATTTCTGCGGGTTACGGGGTATAATGCAATGTGTCCCACAACAATCGGAGCCTTTGAATGGCGAAGGGATTGAGAAAAGGGCGGGGCCGCCCAAGGAAAGTCGTGGAGACTGGCCCGGATCGTGGCACACAGGAACAACAGATGAGGCGGATAATGCTGGTCGGTGATTCGGACTCGGCGCTTGCGGAATACCCGCTTGGCGTCATGCTGGCGCGGAAAATCATCACACAGGAGCAGCACAACGCTGGGCTCGGCTTCGCCCGGCTCTACCGCACGGCCAATCCATTTGCCAAGACCAACGGGACGCCATCATCCGGTGAAATGCCGGATGACGTACGGGCAGAGATGGAACGGCGCTACCAGGCGGCCAGAGACACGTTGATGCGCGTAGGTAGATTGGCGTTGGATGAGGTCACCAACGCGGCGGTATTCAACCGGCTGCCGGGATGGGTGGTGCGTTCGACGATCCGCCTATCTGACGGCAGGCATAGGAAGGCGTTACGCGACGGGCTTACTGCCCTTGCTGATGCGTTCGAGGGCAAGATAGCCGCTTGACTATTGTTTGCAATCGCATATACTGCGAAATGGCACCGTGAGTAATTGCGCCCGCTTATCAAAGTGTGGCGAATTTACAACACCCCGACAAATCGTAAATGCCTACAGCACCGACGCAAATCAGAAGTCTGGCGCGGTCTCACACAAAGACCGCCATCAATACACTGGCAGGGATAATGAACGAGACCAGTGTACCCGCAGCGGCTCGGGTTGCGGCGGCAACGGCATTGCTGGACCGGGGATGGGGTAAGGCAGCCCAATCGCATGCCGGGGCTGACGGTGAGGGTCCGATAGAACTGGCCGTCCGCATTACCACGCAAGGGTATGGCGAAAGCAACGATTGACCTCCCGCACAACTGGCGGGCTCGGGATTACCAGCGCGACGTATTCGACTACCTTGAGAAGGGCGGTAAACGCGCTGTACTGGTCTGGCATCGCCGGGCCGGTAAGGATGCGACATGCCTTAATTGGGCTGTTTGCGCCGCCATGCGGCGTGTCGGGATCTACTGGCACATGCTGCCGACCACGGTACAGGGCCGCAAGGTGGTGTGGGATGGCATCACCAAGGATGGTGTAAGGCACCTCGATGCGTTCCCCGGATGGCGGAAGCCCGGCACTGGGATTGTTAAGCACATCCGGCATGACGAGATGAAGATTGAACTCGTCAACGGCTCCATGTGGCAAGTTGTCGGTTCGGACAATTACAACAGCCTTGTCGGCTCCAACCCGGTTGGGGTTGTGTTCTCTGAATACAGCGTCGCAGATCCTGCGGCGTGGGACTTCATTCGCCCGATCCTGGCGGAAAACGGCGGATGGGCGGTGTTCCCGTATACCCCTCGGGGACGGAACCACGGTTACGAACTGTATGAGGCGGCGCGGAAGGCGCAGGACTGGTACGTATCGCTGCTGACCGTAGAGGATACGGGCGCGATATCGCTGGATTCCGTCGACGCCGAGCGGCAGGCCGGCATGTCAGACGACATGATCCAGCAGGAGTTCTATTGCAGCTTTGACGCGGCCTTGCAGGGCGCGTACTACGCCAGGCAGATGGCGGATGCGCTCAAGGATGGGCGGATAGGCAATGTTCCGCATGACCCTGCGGTCAAGGTTGAGACGTGGTGGGATATCGGAGTTGGTGACGCCACGGCGATATGGTTCGCCCAGCGCATCGGGCAGGAAGTCCATCTCGTAGACTACTACGAGTCGTCCGGTGAGGGGCTGGCCCATTATGCCGGCATCCTGCAATCCAAGGCGCGGGAACATGGTTACGTGTACGGTGACCATGTTGTGCCGCATGACATGGAGGCCCGTGAGTTGGGTACGGGCAAGACGCGGGTGGAAGTGGCGCGTTCCTTGGGCCTTGAGGTGGTCGTACAGCGGCAGCAGGCGGTGCTTGACGGCATCGAGGCGGTACGTAACGTCATTCCCCGGTGTTGGTTCGATGAGGCCAAGTGCGGGCGTGGTATTGAGGCGTTACGCCAGTATCGCGCCGAGTATGACGAAAAGAACCAGACATTCCGGCAGCGACCGGTACATGACTGGGCCTCACACGGCGCGGATGCGTTCCGTTACGGCGCGTTACACGTCCCGCTTGGGGCGACATGGGGCAACCCAATCAAGTATCCGGCGAAATCCGGTGTTGTTTAGCTGAAATCAACTTGAGGTTGATATATTGCCGGGGATTTGGCAATTCGCGGCCAAGAATTACAACCGATAGGAGGTAACGTGAAGATTGAGACGCACACTGACACGCTGTCACCGTGGGCTGATGTCATTCGCATCCTTGGCAACGCGAGCCGTATGGTCGTGAAGGTTGACGGCAAGGAACATCGCGGCCCGGTGACCTTTGAACTCACTGATGACCGCACGGTTGTCATTGAGTTGGCGGACGAACCGAAGCCGGAACCGAAGAAGGCCAAGAGGGTGTTCGGCTGATGTCAGGCATTGTCCTGTCTGCCGACAACCGGAAGCTGGTCAAGCTGATCCAGACGGTTGAGGGCATGATTATGGCCATCGAGCGCATTGAGAGACGGCTTGACGCCCTTGAGGTCCGGATTAATGCGCTGGAATCGCGGCGCGGTCCTGGCCGCCCGCCGAGGGAGGTTGCCTAGTTGTTCGGCAAGGGATCTCGCCCGGCACTCACGGATAACGATCTCAAGGCGGCACTCAGCGCCGAAATCACGTCCTCGCTCGGCTACCTTGGCGGCAGCCTATCGGAGCAGCGGGCGGAGAATCAAAGTTACTATTACGGCGAACCGTTCGGCAATGAAATCGAGGGGCGGTCTCAGGTTGTCCTGCGTGATGTCGCGGACACTGTTGAATGGATCATGCCGTCCCTCATGCGGGTGTTCCTCGCGTCGAATGCGGTCAACTTCGACCCGTTCGGCCCGGAGGATGAGGAAGCGGCGTCACAGGCGACGGATTACGTCAATCACGTCTTTTACAAGGACAACCCCGGATTCAAGATCCTTTACGATTGGTTCAAGGATGCACTGATATTCAAGAACGGCGTCGTCAAGGTATGGTGGGACGACACCGAGGAATCGAAGCGGCACACTTTTACGGGGCTTGACGAGCAGCAGCTTGCGGTGCTGGTCGATGAGCCGAACGTGGATGTTGTCGAGCAACGTTCATACCCGACGCTGGGGGGCGTTGAGGTAGCCGAGGACGCCATTCTTGACCCGGCCTTGCCGGTGATGATGGCGTATGACGTGACGGTTATTCGCACGCAGCCCCGGAACAAGGTCAAGATTGCAGTTCTTCCGCCCGAGGAATTCCTGATCTCGCGTCGGTCCACGTCCATTGAGGACGCGCCGTTTACGGGGCATCGTTATCGGATCACGGTATCCGAGGGCGTGCAGATGGGATTTGACCGCGAGACGCTGTTGAACCACGCCTCGGATGGCGGCTTTGGTGAGTTCAACGAGGAACGCATTGAGCGGTTCAGCAACGATGAGGAATACCCGACCGCAGCGGCCAACATTGACGAATCCATGCGTGAGGTATGGATTGTTGAAGGCTACATGCGGATTGATTACGACGGCGATGGGGTTGCCGAACTACGGCAGATCATCGCGGTTGGCGAGGAAAGCTACGAGATACTGAGCAATGAGGAATGCGATGACATTCCCTTTGTCGACCTGACGCCGATTCCCGTCCCGCACAAGTGGTCGGGGATGGGCATCCCGGATCTCGTGAAGGACATCCAGCTTATCCGCAGCACGATCCTGCGGCAGTTGCTGGACAACATGTACCTGACCAACAACAACCGGACGGCAGTTGTCGAGAATCAAGTTAACCTTGATGACCTGTTGAACAACAGGCCGGGCGGTGTGGTGCGGCAGAAGGCACCAGGCATGATTGAACCGATTGTCAATCAGCCGCTCGGGCCGTTTGCGTTCCCCCTGCTTGAGTTCATGTCGACCGTCTCGGAAACTCGGACAGGGATTACGCGGTACAACCAGGGGCTTGACGCGGAGACCCTGAACGACACGGCAACGGGAATGGCGCGGATTATGTCCGCCGCCAATCAGCGCCTTGAGTTGTACGCCCGTATCTTTGCTGAAACTGGCGTCCGGGGGTTGTTCAAGAAAATACTGCGTCTTGTCGTCAACAATCAGGACAAGGCCCGGACTATCCGGCTTCGGAACGAGTGGGTGCCCATCGACCCGCGTTCGTGGAATTCAGACATGGACATGACGGTCGAGGTCGGGCTTGGGTACGACAGCCGCGAACAAGAGATGATGGCGGCGCAGATGATGCTGGCGACGCAGGAGAAGGCCATCCAGTATCAGGGTGGGGCTCAGGGGCCGCTTGTGACCCTCGGCAACGTCCACAACACGCTTAAGAAGCTGACCAAGGCGGTTGGCTTCCGCGATGTTGACAACTTCTTTGCTGACCCGGATTCGCCCGAGATGCAGCAGATGATGGCGATGAAGGCGCAACAGCCTCCCCCGCCGAATCCGCTTGTCGAGATCGAGATGATGAAGGCACAGGCGAAGCAACAGGGCGACGCCATGAAGGCCCAGCAGGACGCGCAAGAGGCGGCGCAGCGCCTGGCGATTGAACGCGAGAAGATGGCCGTTGATGCCCAGCGTTCACAGCGTGAACATGAGTTGCGTATGGCTGAGATGCAGCAGCAGTTTGCGTTGGAGCGCGAGAAAATCGCGGCACAGATGCAGATTGAGTCCGCCAAGATACAGGCGGAAAACGCGGCGGCGGCGCAGAAGCTGGCGAATGAGGCACAGATAGCCCGCGAACGTCTTGCCGTAGACATCGAGATGAAGGCGCATGAAAGCGCGGAGAGGTCGAAGGAACGGGCGGAACAGCCGCCGCAGTCGAAAGAGGCGCGTGAGTCTACCCCGGTGGTGGTGAACATCGGCGGCAAATCCAAGACCGTTCGTGTTGCCCGGCAGGCCGATGGTTCGATGATTGGTTCGGTGGCCGATGACGACTGAGGGCCGGCTTCCGGTAGGCGTTTCCGGGGAGTTCCTGTCGACCTCGATTGTCACCGACAGCGAGGGCGTGAAGACCCATCGGGAAGCGGTGGTTATTACCGACCCGGATGCACTCGATGCCCGCGCCAACGTCAGGGCCGCAGCAGCCGTTCATTCTGTGAACGACTATGCCGCCTTGGCGATGCCGCCGTTTATCCAATCGTCTGTTAACACGACGACGACCCCGCTTGGTTCTGGCGAGACGTACACTGGCACGTTTGAACAGAATGGGCTGCCGGATGTCATGGTGTCCTGCCAGACGGACAACAGCGGGACGCTTTATTTTGATTTTTCTGTGGATGGGACGAATGTAACGACGTTCCCGGTGTCAGGGTTCAGTGTTTCGTCTGGCGTCCATGAATTCCACACGGCGGTAAAGGGGCCGCGCTTTTTCCGTGTGCGGTTTGTGAATGACACCGGGGCGCAGTCCTATCTTCGGCTCTACACCTACTATGGCGTAACTCGGCAGGGCAATGCGCCGATTGGGTTCACCATAGCATCGGACGCGGATGCGTTGGTTACGAAATCCGTCCTGTCCGGGGTTGGGGACGCCACGGCGCGGGTGACGGACCACCAAGCACTACAGGTTACGCTTCCCCCTGATGGGAAAACGGCGTTTGGCGAGCTTATCGCAGTCGAACCTTCTCCCATTGTGCAGATTACGTTCCCGTACAACGTCAACACTAACCTTGTTGACCTCTATCAAAACCAATCGGGGACTGTGACGCAATCCGGGCGTCAGGTTGTTATGTCCTCGGGGGCGGCACAAAACAGTTCGGGCGCACTGCGCAGCAAGAAGTCGGTCAAGTATGTGGCGGGAGAGGGCGTCCTTTGCCGTTTCACTTCTGTATTCACTACCGGGGTTGCCGGGTCGACGCAGATTTCCGGTATCGGCAACGAATCGGACGGCCTGTTCTTCGGGTACAACGGGACTTCCTTCGGCATCCTTCACAGGAAGAACGGCAGCCCGGAGATTCGGACGTTGACGGTCACGACCGGATCTAGTGACGCCGAAAACATCACGATTACGCTTGACGGCGTCGCGAAAACCGATGTGGCCGTCACTAACACGGGAAATACCACGCTGACGGCGGCGGAAATCGCGGCAGCCGATTACTCCGACGTTGGGCCGGGATGGGCTGCCTATGCCGTCGGGGCAAAGGTAGAGTTCAAGTCGTGGGACGCGGCTACGCACACGGGAACCTATAGCCTTTCATCCGCAACGAGTGCTGTGGGCACGTTCGCGCAGAATGTGGCTGGTGCTGCCCCGGATGACACATGGACGGCCCAGGAGAATTGGAACGGCGCCGACAAGTTCGACGGCAGCGGCATTACGGGAGTGACACTCGACCCGACCAACGGCAACGTCTATCAGATCAAGTACCAGTGGCTTGGATATGGCCTTTTGTCGTTTTTCGTCGAAGATCCTGCCGACGGGGAACTCCACCTTGTCCACGCCATTCCCTATGCCAATACGTACACAACGCCCTCCATGGGCGACGCATCCTTGCCGTTCATGTCGGAGGCAAAGAACACAACGAACAACACGGCGTTGACGGTTTCGGTCGCGTCATTCGCGATATTCGTTGAGGGGAAACTGTCGGATATCGGTGACAACCACAACGTCAGGAACGTGAAGTCGACGGTTACAACGGCGCTCCTGCCGATCATATCCGTCCGTCAGGGGACGCATCTCAACAGCAAGGCGGTGGCTTCGTTTACCCGGATCATCAGGGCGACGATGTCTGTTGAGCATACGAAACCAATCCAGATCGTGGTTATCCGGGGCGGGACGTTGACGGGGGCTGTATGGGTGGACGTGGACAGCGGCAATTCATCGGTGCAATACGACGTATCGGCGACGGCAATAACTGGCGGGAAAGAGCAATTCTCAATTCCGCTCGGAAAATCAGGGAACGACAATGTCAGCTTCCTTGACGATTACTATGCCAATATCCTTTCGGCCGGCGAGGTAATGACCGCAGCCGCCATTGCCATTAGCGGCACTGGCGGCGACGCCGCGGTCGCCCTCAATATTCGCGAACGGCTATAATTGCTTGCCTCGCTTCTGTTAAACGAACCTGTTGCCCGCCCTATGCGGGGGCGGTGGTTGAAGGGTCACTACATCACGATTGGCGGGCGGGTTATTCCCGTTCAAAATCGTCGCGAGATTGTCCCGGAGATTGTCGAGGAAGTAAGGGCCGCGCCACCTAAAAGGGTTCGCGCGGTGCAGAAAGAGATTGCGCGGTCGGATGACCCGGCCCGCTACGAAAGACTCGTCCGCATGTTGCGGCGAGCGCAGGAAGAACGGGAGGATGAAGAACTATCCGTCCTGATCTCCCTGATTTTATAGAAGGAGAACCGTCATGGGTCGTCCCGTGAATCCGAATGACGGTCACGCCGGAGCGTCCAGCAAGGATGGAGCGCCGATGGGATCGTTCAAGGCCGCTGGGGCCAATGTCGTCGGCTCGTCCGCTAAGGAATGGGCGGGCAGCAAGTCGGCGAAGAAAACCGGCAACAAGAAGATGGGCAAGAAGGGCTACTAATGTCCGACTTTCCCACGCCGCTTGACGCAACCACGGAAATCGACCGTGCCGCGCGTGCGAAGCGGTTGCTTGAAGACCCCTTGTTTGTCGAGGCAGCGGATACCGTCCGCAACGCCTTGGTTGACAGGTGGCGCACTTCGCCAGTCCGTGACACAGAAGGGCGGGAGACTGCCTTCCTGATGTTGCGTATGCTGGATGAGGTGGTGAGCCATATTGCGAGTGTCATTGCGACGGGTGAGATGGCTCGACACAAGACCGGGGCCACGCGCCACTAGGCGAAGCCCCATATTGCAACCCCGGCCCGCCCGTTGTGGCGGGCTTTTTGTTGAGGTGACATGTCTGACGTAAGCGAAGGATCGGCGACCCCGGCACCGGGAACCGATTCGCTCGAGGCAGCAGCATTACAAATTGACGCCTTCCTGAACCCGAAGCCGCAAGGCCAATCGGAAGCGGAGGCGGAACCCGAGGCGGAAGCGGAAGCCCAACCCGAGAGGGAGGCCCCGCAGGAAGCGTCGGACGCTGACGAGGAACCCGCAGACGCGGAGACCGAGGAAGCGGAAGCGGCTGACGAAAAGCCGGAAACCAGCGAAGCGGAGACCGAGGAACCGGAATCCTACACCGTCAAGGTTGACGGGAAGGAAGTAAAGGTAACCCTTGACGAACTGCGGCGCGGCTACTCCCGGCAGGAAGATTACAGCCGTAAGACGGCGGCCCTTGCTGACCAGCGTCGTGAATTCGACTCACTGGTCCAGGCCACCAAAGAAGAACAGTTGCGCCGATTGTCCGAGGCCGAATTGCTTTTCTCGGAACTTGAAGTCGCAACCGGCAACCAAGAACCCGACTGGGAACGACTGCGAAACGAACTCCTTCCGGATGAATACCTCATGCGGCGGGACGAGTGGGACCGGCGACAGGCTGCGCGGGGCAAGTACCGTGAAGCGTTGAGCCAGCACCAGCAGAAGATCCAGGCGGAACGGCAGCAGGAATTCCAAGCGGTCGTTGCCGACAATGCCAAGCGCATTGCCGAGGAATGGCCAGAATATGCTGACCCGCAGACGCGCGGGCAGGCATTGGAATCCCTGTTTGGTTTTCTTGAGGAAAGCGGCTTTAGCCGTCAGGAGGCGATGAACCTCTATGACGCGCGACAGGTTCGCATGATCCGCGACGCGATGGCGTACCGGAACAGCCAGAAGAAGACCAAGGAAGTGATTGAAAAGAAGGTCACTCCCAAGCCGAAGATGGGCAAGCCGGGTGCGAAGCAGGAACCGAGGGACCGAAAGGGTGAGGACGTGGCGCGTTCCATTAAACGCGCACAACGGGCACCAACCCGCGACAACATCGCGGACGCATGGGAAAAGTTCCTCAACCGGTGACGTTGTGCCTCATCATTGAGGCTAGATCACAATGGCTCTCGCAACTAACGCCTTTACGTCGTACAGCGCCGTAGGCAACCGTGAAGACCTCACGGACTTTATCTACGACATTAGCCCGGTGGACGTCCCGTTCATTCGGGGTGTCGCCCGTGGCGCGGCTACCGCCGTCTTGCATTAACACACTGGTGCAAGTAAAATCTGGCTAATTGCTGGAACATCCTTAGAGTTCCACTTCCCGCAGAGGAAAAACAGTGGAAATTGGACAATCAGCAGGTAAGAGTTTCGCGTATTTGCTTGGTGTTTACCTTGGGGATGGTTGCGTAACAAAGCCATCACCGCGAAGCGCGGCGCACCGCCGATGCTTCAAGCTAAACACGATTGACCGTGATTTTGCAGACGCCGTTGTAATGGCTCTTGCGGATATCGGGTTCACTGCGTCAGTTTCGACGCACACCGTAAAGCGCAGCAGCAAACCAAACCATTCGGTTTACAGCGGTTGTGATGACCTGTGTCGGGTTCTTGTTGAAGACACGAACCACAAGGCGTCGATTCCCGCCTATGTTAAAGGTTGGCCAGCACATAACAGGTTGGCCTTTGTGGCGGGGTTGATGGATTCGGAGGGGTTTGTTGCCGAGAATGGCGGAAACCCGACAAACCGGCGTTATTATATGGGCTTCAAGTCCTGTGATGCGTGGGTGCCTGAGTTCATTGACATTCTGCAATCTCTTGGTATTCGCGTCGGCAAGGTTTCGCAGGAAACGCCCCGCAAGCCGGGGTACAAGGTGCCGACAAGATTTACGGTCAAGATGCAAAGCTGGATTGATTCCGGCGCTCGCTTCAACATTGCCCGAAAACAGAATCGGGTTGATGCGTGGGCGTCAGTTGGTGCGTATGAAAGTCGCACCGTTTATCCGCGAAGGCTAACCTCAGAGACTACACGCCAGACACCCGAAAGGGTGATGATATAGTCCGACCTTGGTAGAGATACCAAGATGGGTGGCGAAAGTCATCCACGCCCGAAAGGGTCAGTAGGGGAACGGTCCCCCGAAAGTAACAGTTTGGAGTGGCAGACCGATGCGCTTGCGGCGGCGGCGGCCAACGCCCAGCTTGAAGGCGACGACAACGCCAGTGCGGACTCCGCGACGGCGACCACCCGCCTGTCCAATACGTGCCAGATCTCGCGCAAGATTCCGCGTGTGACGGGTACGCAGGAAGTCGTGCAGAAGGCTGGCCGTCGTTCGGAGATGAGCTACCAGGTGGCGAAGCGTTCGCAGGAACTCCTTCGCGACATGGAGACCGTTCTTCTTGCTAACCAGCAGGAGGAAACGGGCGGCGCGACCACGGCCCGCACCCTCGGCGCGGTCCCGTCGTGGATCACGACCAACACGTCGAACGGTGCCACCGGAAGTGATGGTTCGTTGGGCAACACAGTTCGGACGGACGGCACCCAGCGTGCGTTCACCGAATCGCTGCTCAAGGTCGTTCTTCAGGCGGCGTGGGAAGCTGGCGGAAACCCCGACTGTATCATGGTCGGTGCGTTCAACAAGCGCGTCCTGTCGACCTTCACCGGCAACGCGACCCGCTACCTTGACGCGGACTCCAACACGCTGTCCACGGCGATTGACTTCTACCAGTCTGACTGGGGGCAGTTGAGTGTCGTTCCGAACCGCTTCATGCGGTCGCGGGACTGCCTTGTTCTTCAGAAGGACATGTGGGCGGTTGCCTACCTTCGTCCCTTTGCCCTCCATGACCTCGCCAAGACCGGCGACACGGAGCGCAAGGAACTGATTGTGGAGTACACGCTTGAGAGCCGCAATGAGGCGGCTTCGGCCGCAGTATGGGATTTGACAACTAGTTGAACACTTGCTTAGTCATCACGGGTAGCTTATTATCTGTGCATGGCTATTTGCAAGGTTTCCGGTTGCCATAAACCGGCTGTCGGGCGTGGTTGTTGCTCGAAACACTACTACCGGTTAATGCGGCATGGCTCTCCCGACGCTGTAAAGCAGATTGTTGGGAGCGACGAAGAGCGGTTCTGGTCTAAAGTTGACCGCCGTTCCCCTAATGAGTGTTGGCCTTGGATGGCAAAGTCTCGGATCTCCGGGTATGGAGTCATTACAATGGGAGGCCGATTGGGGCGTCACAAATTGGCGCATCGTGTCGCATGGGAGTTCACGAACGGTCCGATTCCTTCGGGTGAGGGGTACCACGGGACGGTTGTCATGCACGAGTGTGATAACCGCCTGTGTTGCAACCCAGCACACATGAAGCTGGGGACACAATTGGACAATGTTCGCGATATGGATGGGAAGGGCCGCGCTAGCCGGGGGAACTCTCCGGTTGGGCGCGGCCACCCAAACGCTAAGCTTACGGATGAGTCTGTTGTGTTCATTCGATGCAGCGACGCGGGGCATACTGAACTCGCCCGGAGATTTGGTGTTGACAAGGCAACCATTTCCAGAATTCGGAAACGGCAAACATGGAAACACGTTCTTTAGAAAGGCCCTTCGGGTCTTTCCTTTGGAGGAAAATCCCATGAGTAACCTTAAAGCAATCGCGGCAGCGGTTCTGCTGACCCTCGGATTTTCGGGGTTGGCTGTCGCTGGCGCGAATCTGCGGCAGGACGACGACGGTGGTGCATCGTGGATTGTTACCTACGCCGGCACGGACTACACCTATTCTGTTGGCCGCAACGTTGTCGATGTCTACGTCGCTGACGTATCGACCGCTGGGTCTGTGTATGTCCCGATCTATGAGGATGCCTATCTGACGGGTGTGTATTGCGCCCTTCAGACGGCAATTTCTGGTGCTGACGCAACGATTGCGGTGGCCCGTAACGCTCAGGCTGCGTTGACCACGATTACGGTCACGCAGTCAGGATCGGGTGCCGGTGACGTGGATTCGTCCACGGGTCTGTCCACTGAGTTCTTCGCTGGCGATACGCTGGTGATTGGAACGAACGGTCAGTCCTCGACCACTGCCGTCGAACATTGTGTCGCGATTTTCGACAGCAATCCGTAACGGATGGGAGGGATGGGCCTTTAGCGGCCTGTCCCTCCTTATCCTTGTAGTCCATACCCCGTGGATACCGAACGGGGGCGTGGTAAAGTGGTGTTTAGTAACGGCGCTTGCCGTCCTGGCGTGTCTGCGGGTTCGGTTTCTAGATCCAACTGACATACTTGCGATTGTCATAGGTTGCTACGCCGGATTCGGCGTCCTGTGGGCCCCTGACACGCTGGGGACGGTGCCGCACTTGTGGGCGATATGGGCTTGCATTGCGGTGTTCATTTATGCCCGCCGCGTGAATATGCGTGCCTGTATTGTTACTTCGGCGGTATGGTGCTGGATTGGTTTCGAGGTGTACCGCCCGGAATATTTTGCCGGGTTTGGGAATGAGAATTTCGCCACGATAGCGTTCGTTGCCGCGTTTCCGTTTTTCGTGAAACAAAAGCGGTGGGAAACGGCAGC